TGTCGATGATTGTTACGTATTCCGCTTCAAAGTTCCCGATGAACTCGCTAAGTTGATCACAATAATCTCGAGTCACTCCTCGCACAGCATCATCTGGTTTAGACCAAGGATTAACCCCTAAAGCTGCGCCAACCATACTGCCAGTTATTTTACCCTTACGGGCTAAAAACCATTCTTTGCTTCTTTGTTCCATAATAAATAAAACGCCCTATTACTAGGGCGCCCCTTGCAGTTGGTTAATTAGAAACCGCCATCGAAGTCATCGTTTAGCGCAGGTTGTGCTTGCTGTGCAACTTGTTGCTGTGGTGCTTGCTGCTGCTGTGGTGCTGCTTGGTTGTTTAACGGGCTAACAGCGCTAATCCAGTTGCCTTTGCGTGTTGTTCCATCATCTTGTTCAATCGCCCAAACTTGCAACATGATAACCATTGGCTTCATTAATAAGTGCTTTTGTAGTGCCATTCCAGATGTTGGATCAGCTTCTTGTAACAAACCACCACCCGCATTAGCTGCAATAGCCGCAAGCATACGTTTAGCTTTATCTTGTTTTTTAGGGTCAGACTCAAATACACGTACTTTTTGAAATACCTTGCGGTTTTTGTATTCTTCTGGTGCTAAGATTGACCAACGGAGGCTTATATATTGATCGCCTTCATAGTCGTCCAATTTAGCTTCATCAATAACCGCTTTAACCTGAGTTTTTGCAGGGATTGGCTCCATGTCGCCGCCGCCTGACTCAAATGTACCAGTTGTGTTCAATTGCTCTGAATTATCGTTTAAGTTCCAAAATGACATGATTATTTACCTTCTTCTTTGTTTAAATTAGTTTTAGTTGTTGGCGTTAGTGCCGGAATAAATTCAATAAACGGGTTTACACCCTCGTTTACATTTACTGGTTCAGTAATACCATAACGGTTTTTACTTATTTGTGCTGCATCAGTGTGACATACCGCAATACGTTGACCGCTTGAAATAGCTTTTTTACGCTCACCGTCACCAGTTGTAAATGTCTCAAGTCGTAAGTATGCAACCATGTCAACATTATCCGCATAGTGTGGCACAGACTTTTTGTGCAAACGTAAATCGTAACGGCTGTATGGGTCTTGGTCTGGCAATTCGATAGTTGATGTTTCACTGTGAGCAATGAAAATAACAAACATACCTTTACGTTCGTTTAGTATTTTAGCCGCTTTGCGAACTCGACCATGTAAAGCTGAAACTGCGCTATAACCTGCACCATACCCGCCATTTGCTTGTGCTAAACTTTTAGGTTTTTTAGGGTCAGTGTCCATTATATGCTCTGCAAACATAGTTTCTAACTGTGTAACAGAATCAATAATTAACGTTTTATACCCGTGGTCTTCATCAATAAGTGTTTTTAGCTGTTGCCATAATGCGCCCACTGAATCTAATACTGGAAAAGCATCAGGACGTTTATCTAAACTAATTGATTCCATACCATCTTCTGCACGAATGAAAATAGGTTTAGGGAACGTTGCTGCAAGTACAGTTTTACCTACCCCGGGATCGCCCGTTATTGTAATAATTGCAGGTCTAGCCTGCGGCTTGGTGATACTAGATAACAAAGAATTTGTCATTTTTTTATTTCCTCTTTTTGTCTTCAACGGTTGACAATTTAAACCAGTAGTTTTAATATGTCAACCATCAGATTAAAAATAATTAAATTAAATTACAAAAAAGGATGAAAAAGATGCTTACATTAGAAGAAATAAAAGAAAAGTTACAAGATAAAAACTTAACAAAGGTAGCCGCAGATATAGGCGTTACGGGCGCTTACTTGTCAGCCATAAGAAAGGGTGTAAAGTTAAATCCTAGTTATGAAGTGATAAAAAAATTATCTGACTACTTGGAGAAATAAATGGCTAACCATTACGATTATATAGATGCAGGATTTAAAGTATTTGGTCTACATGGCGCGAAAGATGATTTGTGCGACTGTGGGAATCCAGAATGTGAATCATTCTTTAAACACCCAATAGCGTCTAACTGGCAACACACACCGACATGGTCAGACGAGCAATTAGATATAATGGAAGAATTAGGCCATTTCAAAACTGGTTTTGGTGTTCTTTGTTACGGGTACATTATTATAGACATAGACCCACGTAACGGAGGCAGTCTTGCACAAGTACAAGAATATTACGATCAATCACAATTCGTAGTCGCAACCGGTGGCGGAGGTTGGCATATATATTTTAAAGCACCTAAAGATGTTTCTTTATTGTCACATTTAGAAACGCACAAAGGCATCGACTTTAAATCAAGTGGCTTTGTCGTTGGCTCGGACTCTTTACATGCAAGCGGCAATGTATATGAAACTGAAAAAGGAAGTCCAGACGAAGTTACAGACGCACCAACATCATTAATAGACATGTTAAGGAAACCAAACAAAGTACGAGTGGCCACCAATATTGGTACTGTTGACGTAGACGATAAAGACGTGGAAGAAATGCTTTCTTTTATAGACCCTGATATTGATTACGATAATTGGGTTCGTGTAGGTATGGCAATCCATGAAACTTTAGGCGGGGCAGGGTTCGACCTTTGGGACGAATGGAGTCAAAAAGGCAGTAAGTACAACTCTGGCGCGATGAATAAGCATTGGCACTCATTTGGCAAGTCAGACACACCAGTTAAACTTGGTACAGTTATAAATTTAGCTGAATCAGGCGGTTATAAGCAAGAAGTTGAATTTGTATCTGATGTTGAATTCAAATCAACCGAAACCGCTATTGTAGATTTAAAACGCCCACCGGGTTTTGTCGGTGAATTAACACAATGGATAAACGACCAATGTTTGTACCCTAGAGAAAATCTAGCAGTTGCAGCCGCTATACAAGCAGTTGGCAACATTGCGGGATTACGTTACATAGACGAACAAGACGGCATGACAGCCAACCTGTTAACATTCTGCGTTGCAGGTAGTTCAACAGGTAAAGAGGCAGTACAACAAGCTTTCCTTGAGTGCATGCGTGTTGCTGATATGTCACAAGCCGTACACGGTAATATTAAATCAGAGCAAGAGATTGTGAGAAATCTTGTACGCCACCAGGCTGCTTTCTATTCAGTCGATGAATTAGGTATCGTATTAAAGAAAATAACAAACGCAGGTAAATCCGGCGCTACCTACTTAGAGGGCGTTATCGGTTTAATTATGAGCGTATACAGTAAGGCCAATTCTTATTTACCAGTAAGTGGTGACTTAAAAGACGACCTTATGCGAGAAATGAAAAAGGAGTTATCTTTTTGCATAAAGAAAAAGGAAGATAACGAGGCAGACGAGCTAACAGTACAACGAATTAAACAACTTGAGTACGCAGTCGAAAATATCGACAAGGGTTTAGAAATGCCATTCTTAGCAATGATTGGTTACACGACTCCTGTCACGTTTAACGACCTAGTAACATACGAGATTGCAACAAACGGCTTTATCAGTCGTTCAATGATATTTGACGAACCAGAAAACAACCCAAAGCGTAAAAAAGGATTTAAGAAACCAAAAATGTCAATGCAAATGGAGTTGAAGTTAAAAGCATTAGCAGGGCAAACAGGATGGCGCGTTGAAAACTACGGCGCAAAATCACCAATAAAAAGCACGCCAAGCGCTGTATCAAAACTTGACGAGGTTTATCAATACTTTTGGGATATGGCAGAGGAGTCAAAAGACAACGGCTTAGAAGCAATTCCAAGGCGCGGTTATGAGATAACATCAAAGTTGAGTTTTATACTTGCTATCGGTGACGGGGTAAGAACAGACGAACATATCACATGGGCGTTTGAACTTGCAAAGAAAGACATAGACAAGAAAATAAAACTTGCTTACTCCAACATGGAAAAATCAGCGGACGGACTAGCGGTTAAAATACAGACCGTTATCGAGTCGCAAGAAGACGGGGTGACACTTGGGGTTATCGCAAATCGTTGTAGACCTGCCGAGAAAAAAGATGTTTTAGCTGTTTTAGAAAAACTAGTTAGTATGGATTTAATAAAAAAGGAGGACTGTGTAGCCAAAAATCACAAGGTGACGACAAAATACTCCTTGAAGTAAAAACAACGAAAACCTCTTAATTGAGGTTTTTTATATCTAATAGTTAGCAGATAGTGACAGATAGTGAGCCTCTACTATCTGCAACCTATTGATTTATATAAAAAATAGTGCAGATAGTCAGATAGTGACTAGTAGTTAAATAGTATATATATAAATATACATTAAATAGATAGATATAAGATAGCTATATACACTTTTTTAATAAATTAAAAATATAATATATATATATTACTATCTCTCTATTTGTATAAATTAATAAGTAAAAACAAGGGGTTGCAGATAGTGAACCAATACTATTTGTAACTATCTGCGCTATTTGTCAAATTATTTCCAAATTAACCCTTGTATTATCAAATTACCCTAGTATAATGAATTCATCGGTTAGGCAATAAGGCTTAACTAAGCGGAGAGAAAGATTATGAATGTTGAGTTAGCTAAAAAAGTATGCAAAGAACACGGTGTGAAAGGTTTTAGAAAATTAAAATTAAAACGCGTTCTCTATGTAGCTGGAAAGCAAGGTGTTTACTTGAATAAATTCATTGCAAATAATCTTCTTGATAGCTTGGTTAATAAAGGTCTTATAGTTAGCGACCTTTCAACTATGAGACAGTTGGCTGAAAAGGGATTGTTCGACACTGTAACAATCGGCGGGTATTAACAAATAACCAAAACGGGAGAGGGTTGTGGAATTAGAGCCTAGAATTAAAGTTGAAAAAGATGATTATGCAGATGATAGGTTTTCTGTATGGCATAGTCAAAACGGCAAGCATTCAAGCGGACTGTGTGAATTAACATTTAATGATTTGGTTTTACTTAAAAACGAATTGGACTTATTTATCAAGGAGCAAACAAATGACTAACAGACCATTAACACAGAAAGAAATTGATTTAGCGCCTGAGTGGGCTACTCATTATTTTGTAACATTTCATGGGGATGTTACTTTTGAAAATGATAGGTTTGCACAAATTCTTTGCGGGTTGGTGTTGCAGGTTAAATATGAATGCAACGGCTTGTGTATTTCCTCAACACCAATCCCACGCAAACCATTTAACATCGAGTCGGTAGAGTGGAGTGATACGGATATTCTAAATGTAGAGGTTCAAGGGGATTTGATTCTTGACTTTATTAAGCCAAATACGCCCCATATTACGCATACAAAACAAGACATCATAAACAAAGCAAAAGCACTAGGCATAACTCCGGAGGATTTAAAGTGAGTATATCAAAAACAACATTCAATAAGCAGTATCACGAGGTGATAGCTATAAAATACTGGTTTTCTCGCTATGATAAA